CGTGTTCTTCTTTGGCGGCTGCATCAGCTGCTTCTTGTTCTGCTTTGGCGGCATCAGCTGCTTCTTGTTCTGCCTTGGCGGCTGCATCAGCTGCTTCTTGTTCTGCTTTGGCGGCATCAGCTGCTTCCTTTTCTGCTTTGGCGGCTGCAGCTTTATCTTCTTCTTTGGCCTTGGCATCTGCATCAGCTTTAGCTTTGGCGGCTGCATCGGCTGCATCCTTTTCTGCTTTGGCGGCATCAGCTGCTTCTTGTTTTGCTTTAGCGGCGGCATCAGCGGCATCTTTTTCTGATTTGGCAGCGGCATCTGCGTCAGCTTTAGCTTTGGCGGCGGCCTCAGCTGCTTCCTTTTCTGCCTTGGCGGCATCAGCTGCTTCCTTTTCTGCTTTAGCGGCGGCATCAGCTGCTTTCTTTTCTGCTTTTGCAGCGGCATCTGCGTCAGCTTTAGCTTTGGTGGCGGCCTCAGCTGCTTCCTTTTCTGCCTTGGCGGCATCGGCTGCTTCATTTTTTGCTTTAGCGGCGGCATCGGCTGCTTCCTTTTCTGCTTTAGCTGCGGCATCGGCTACTTCCTTTTCTGCTTTAGCGGCGACATCGCTTCTTTCTTGTTCTTCATTGATATTGTTTTCTATTTTATTTACTCTTTGACCTACTCTTTTATTTGGTTCGCATAAAACACCTAATCCTTCCTTTTTATATTGTTCTATTTCTTTTGTTGAAGGTTGTTTATATATATCATTATTTACACCAATTAAACAAATCGGTTTATTTATATCTTTTACATTACGCATTTTAATCATAACCTTATCATTATCATTATTTTTATTTTTTGTCATTTAAAGAAGAAGGTATACTAATATAGATTGAGCAAAAAATATATACAATATCTTTCTAAATAAATCCAATGTATATATTTTTATAAGCCAGGCAAATAGCGCATAATTTGATTATCATACGCCGTGACTTTAAATGCGCCATTATATCCTTCTACGTAAACAGTGTCTCCTGTGTAGACATTATCACATCCGTATTCGTCGGTTCCACTTCGTCCTTTTACTGTAACAGGTAATTTAATCATATTGTTTTTATCATTTAATGTATAAAAATTCCATTTATCCCTCCTTGTAAATAAGGGACGACCCATTAAAGGAAGAATTGTTTCATCATTTCCGTTTAATCGGGTTAAAATTCCGACTTGACGGTAAGATGCATCACCACAACCTTGCGTAGAGACATTTACCGCGTTAGAAACCGCCGGTCCAAACGTAGAAGGTGCAACACGAATATCGCTACCATTTCCAAGTGAACAACGGTCATCACGTAAGGGTGCTTTATAAATATCTAAAAAAACATCATTACCACGCCCACTATTACTATCTGCGCCGCCGCCACTACTATTATTATGATGGATATTAATAGCTGTTGGCTGATGGTGGCGTTGAGCAGAAAACACACGGTCACTTCTAATATAAACCCATATTCCTACAATTGCAATAACAACACAAATACATATAATTGTTGCATTTTCAAAACAAATTACACCAGGAGGACAGCGTTTTGGCATAATAGTATGAATGTGTATATATATTTTTATGATATTAAAAATATATATGAGTTTAAACAGATAAACCAACTTTCTTATTTATTATTTTTTACTATTTATTTTTTACTTTGGTGCTTTTCCAATTGAATTAGAAAACGCTTGTGCTTTTTTATCAACACTTGCCATACTATTTTTTAACATATCGGTCATTCCAGACATTTTTGAAAAATCAAATTTTTCCATTAATCCGGCAGCTTTTTCTACCATAGGACCAACTTTATCCATATGCCCCATTAATTGTTGCTGTTTTTCTGCCAAACGCCCGGTATCGTCAGCCATATTTTTAATAGCATCAGACGATAACAATTTGTCTAAATTATCATATGCTGATTCAACTGTATCGGCATAATCAAATTTAGGTTTTTTATTAGGCATTGTATCATCATCACTTTGATTGTACTTAGCAGGGCTTAATTTTTGAGAGAAATTTTCAGATTTATTTTTCTTTTCAGAATAGCGTTCTTTGGATGGACCTCCAGTTAATGGTTCTTTTGCCGCAGTTATTCTATTACGCTGACCTTCTGTGATAGGAATTTCAGGAGTAGAAACTCCATTTTTCATCCCTTCATCTTCACCATGATCCATCCCTTCATCTTCACCATGATCCATCCCTTCATCTTCACCATGATCCATCCCTTCATCTTCACCATTGCCTTTCATCCCTTCTTGTACGTTTCCAAGCATTTTGATTTGCACTAAAAAGAAAGTGCTAACAACGGCACTCAACATAACAATAATCATATTTTTACTAAAGTATGTTGTTAAAAATCCAATGATGATAAAAAACGCAACAGCGTCTAATTGTTTCATCATTAAATAACTAAATAAATTGGCAACCGATAAAAACAAGACAATGTAAAGAACATTGCGACTCTTTAATAAATAGTTAATGCTCATTTCAGGTTTTTTAGACGAACTACGCTTTTTCATTGTTATATATATAATTGTAATAGATAAAATTATATACGGAATAATAATTATATATAGATTATTAATTATATACATATATTAATTATTCAAAAATGGAAAACTTTATTTACGATTCCGACAATTACGCTTCTTATTACGATTCCGGCGACTGCGCTTGTTGCCATTGCGATTGCGCCGGGTATGTCTATGCAATGAACTATTGTTTTTTAATGTTTTTCGGCAACCGCAACTTTGATAACTCGGAACATAAATAGTATCATATTTGTAGAACATACGACATATAATTTGAATAAAGGACGTTTATTAATAAACGTTCTATATAGTTAGGTAATAATATAAATTATAGGCGATACCAATGATAATATTAATAAAAAACAAAATTCGCACTTGAATTGGCATATCAACATTTAATAAAATAAATATAAAAATAGGATACATAATAACTAAATTATATAATCGGTGTAGTTGATGTTTACCATTTTTTAAATGAACAAATGATTTTATTGGCGGCAATGGTCTTGTTATGGTAGAATTAAAAAATAAAAAGTTATGTCCATTGTATAATATATTTAATATACCTGTAAATAACATAAAATAATGTAATAAAAATAATGATTTCTGTGTTATGTAACTTGAAATAAATATTTGCAGTGGACCGGAGAGAAATACATCAACTAATCTGACATTATTATGATTCATTTGACACTATTATTTGTTTATATATAATAAGCAAATTAATTTTCTTTAATATTTTTTCATTTTCTTTAATTGTTTAATCTCTCTTAATATATCAAATTTATCTATCTCATCCTTGGTTAGAATGAGTAACTTGGATAAAGCATCTATCTTCTGTTGATTCTTTTTGTTTTCATTTTCAAAAAAAGTTTCATATTCTTGGATTGCAACTTTTAAATATGGGTTCTGTTTGACGTTTTTCAACATCATATGATAGTCTTCTTTTAATTGTTTTTTTTTTGAATTCAGCTCCTTTTCTAAATTCATTATTCTTTTATCACTTTTAGCAATATTAGCGCCACTACTTGTATCATTATCACCATTGTATGTGCTATTGTGTGATATGCTCTTGGTCATCTATTAATGGTATATATAATAATATATTATACTAAAAAATATTAAAAATATTGTATTATATTATTTAGGCATGGAAAATAAGACAATGGAAACTTCACAACCGTCATCTCCGAAAATAACTGAACCCTTACTTACTGAGACAGAAGATAGGTTTGTGATGTTTCCAATTCAAGACGAATCTATTTGGGCAATGTATAAAAAGCAAGTTGAATGTTTCTGGCGGGCGGAAGAAGTAGATCTGTCTAAAGATTTGGCAAGCTGGGAAACGCTATCATACGAAGAAAAGAATTTCATTAAAGCGATTATTGCGTTTTTTGCTGCATCGGATGGAATTGTCTTGGAAAATTTGGCGATGCGCTTTATGAGTGACGTACAGCTATCGGAAGCACGCGCATTCTATGGTTTTCAAATTGCGATGGAAAATATTCATTCAGAAATGTATTCGCTTTTGATTGACACTTACATTAAAGATAAACAAGAAAAACAACAACTTTTTAAAGCATTGGATAATTATCCTTGTATTCGCAAAAAGGCGGACTGGACACAAAAATGGATTCATTCAAAGGAAGATTCGTTTGCTGCCCGCCTGTTGGCCTTTGCTTGTGTGGAAGGCATTTTCTTTTCGGGTGCGTTTTGCGCCATTTTCTGGTTAAAGAAACGTGGATTAATGCCTGGGTTAACGTTTAGTAATGAACTGATTTCGCGCGATGAAGCACTGCATACCGAGTTTGCGATTCTGCTTTATACGAAATTGGTGAATAAATTATCGCCGAAAATGGTGCGGGCTATTATCATGGATGCGGTGAAAATAGAGCAAGAATTTATTTGTGAAGCATTGCCGTGCCGGTTGATTGGTATGAATTCGGCACAAATGTCTAGGTACATTGAATTTGTGGCTGATCGTCTTTCTCTTCAATTGGGTTATGAGACCATTTATGATGCAGTGAATCCATTTGACTTTATGGAACTCATTTCAATTGAAGGGAAAACAAATTTCTTTGAAAAAAGAGTGGGCGAATATGCATTGGCGACCAAGACACAAGCGGATGATATTTTTGATTTTGGCGATAATGACGACGAGAACGGAACGGGAGGAAATGATGATTTTTAATGGTATATACGAAGTTAATGGTAAATAAAATAAAGAAAAGATAATACAAAACTCTCTTCACAAGACATATCTTTAAAAATTTGTTGTTCATTCTTATGCGATTTTTCAGTTAATTCAAATGAAATTTTATATTTCCAATCATCAAACAAAGATAATGGTACAGTATCTTTATTAATCTCTCTTCTTAACCGAGAAATATCATTCCATAAATTAAAATGAACATCATTCGTTGTTTTCCAATCACGCGTTTCATAATCATCAATCTTTTTGGTAAATTCATTTAAAAACGATTCAAACGACATCTCGTTGCATTCGTTTTCATTAATCACATCCATCGTATTTATAACTGCACCCACACTTGTTGTTATATTTTTACTCATTGTATTACTCATAATGTATTATAATAATATAAGTAATAATATATTTAAATATTAATATAAATAGTTTCATTTTATATAATTAAATGTTAATTATAGAAGTATGGGTTGGGCGTACAGGAAATAATATATTACAATTAATTAGAGCAATACATTACGCAAATTTATACAATTATAATTTAATTCAATTTAAACCACATTCATTGTTAAATTCAAATATTATTAGATTAGAAAACATAAAAAATAATAATAAATTACCAATAAGTGATACATTTTTTTCTTTAAAAAAATACAATATTATAGATCCTGAACCATATCTAATGAAAGAATATTTTCAAAAATATATAAATCCTATATTTAAAATTCAACTAAAAAATAATAATACTGTTATAAAGAACGATAAGAGTATTTATATACATTTTAGAGGTGGCGATATTTTTTCAAGTAATCCCCATAAAGCATATGTACAACCACCATTATCTTACTATAAAAATATTATTAACGATTATGATATTATTAAATTAGTATGTGAGGATAATAAGAATCCTTGTATTAATGAATTATTAAAGCAAGAAAATGTAGAATATATAAGCAATACATTAGAGAAGGATTTATCTATTTTATCTAATGTATGTAATGTAATAATTGGTTTTGGAACATTTGGGTTTTTGCTGTATCTAATGAATTCGCATTTACAAAATTTATATATTCCAGATTTTTTTGTAAATGAATTACCTAGTGGTTCTTGGGGAAATGATATTAAAGTCCATGTTATTAATTTACCTAATTATATTAAAGTGGGTGATTGGAAAAATAGTAAAGATCAGCAAAAAATTATGTTAGAGTATCCCTAGATTTTTTTCTCTTATGACAAATAATCAAACAATTCCGTTTTTTGTAATGTACACGGAATACGACTGTCTTTTATATCCAATTCAACAATGTTAAATGGTCTTTTTAAATCAAAAACATATTTTTTCTCTTCTATTGCCTTTTCCAAGATTTCTCGTGTTCCCAAATGATGATATTTAGTATGTGCTCCACTATAAATCTTTTTAAGCATATCATCAATTGGCATAACCCAAGACATGTGACAACCATATTTTTTGGATGTTTTTTGCAAACAATATCGTTGGTATTTACATTGAATACCTTTAATATTTTTATTTATATTTTTAACCATACTATATTTATAAATCGCCGGTGCATCAAACACTAAATTTGACCATAAATAAGTATTTTTAAAGAAAAATTGGTTTAACTTTATACTAATCGGTGTATTAGCTTTAATTAACTCTAATATCAATTCTTTATAACAATCTTTGTAAATAATTTCATCGATATCAATATCAATAATAATATCTTCATCATGTAAAACAATGTTTTTATCGTTGAATAACCATGAACGCTGTATGTTTTCATTTATTTGATGACATTTATTTTCGTCATTCACAGCATACTCATGATAATTTGTTAAATCTATTTTTTTGTATAATAATTTTGTTGTTAATTTTTCAGGTATTAAATGTATTACCTTTTCAATTTCATAATCTTTTGGTAATCCAGTATGAGTGAAATTGTATTCGTATAATATTAATTTATCAATATGTTCAAATCCTTCATCTAAATTAGCGATAATGAAAGGCAATTCATGTTTACTATAACAATATGATTTCAAATATAACATTATAATACTAATAAATGTTATATTTTTATATTAAATTAATAAACTAATTATTTATCATAAATGTTTTACCATATCCTCTATGTTTTCCAAACTCTTTAAATGTCTTATTACGACGATTACAAAATTCAATTACTGCTTCATATACCATAGGTTCATCGTAGCCTTCATTCCCAGGCATAGTATTTAACAGGTCGTTTTCGTGTGTTCGCATAAAAAAATCGTCACCACATATAATTCCATTTTTATTTAATTTTGGATAATAATTTTCTAAATCCTCTAATACGTATTTATATGTATGATTTCCATCAATAAATATTAAATCGATACTATTATTTTCAATTGCATTAATAGTGTTTACATCAGTTGAAAATGTTCTATAAAATACCATATTGTTATGTAATGATTCTAATTTATTTTTTGTTTCATTGAAAATTTTATCATCATTATCATCTGACATAATTTTGTTAAATCCGTCACCACTATATTCTTCATATGAAGTATACGGGTCAATAATTATATACTTGTCTACATTTAAATTTTCTAATATTACTTTACTTGATTCTCCGTATCGTGCACCTATTTCTACTACATTTATAGAATTATTAGAGAAATGGGTTTTTAAATGACTAAGTATGGGGTTTATTGACATTTATATTTATATTTATAATTAACTATTTAAATAATAATTATTTTTGTATTATTAATACACCACAGTTTAGTAATTTGTTTCGCACTTCAATAATTTCACTATTTACTCCCGATATTTTATTGCTATTATCTTCTAGTTTGATATTGAAATATTTTTCAACTTCTTTTAATTGTATAGAACCAATCCCTTTTGTATTTTTATCATTATAGTCAAATGTAATAATTAAATATCCTCCTACTTTAACTTGTTTTAATAGATTTTGTATAATACTTACATGAGAATAATTTACCTCTTCTACAGTTGATACATTCAAAACAAAATCAAACTGTTCAACTAAATCATCTCTAGGGAGGGTTGTAATATCATAGACAGTTGTATTTTTTAAACTAGATTTTTTTATGTCACTATGTAATGTCTTAATATATATATCATCTAGATCATTTTTAAATGTAACATGACAACCCTCCCATCCCCACGAAGTATTATGTATCGTTGAATTTTCATTAGCGCCTAATTGTGTTAACATGTTTAAAACATAAGGATATTCATATATTCTTGACCATGCTACATATTTCTTATCAAATAAATCAGTTCTGGTTAAATATTTAAATTCAATTACTCTCATATATTATATATAAAAATAATATAATAGATTTTAAAGCGCATTAATTTATTTGATACACAAAAAAATCAGCACCTGAAATTTTTGGATATGGATTTGGTTCATGACATAATAATTTCGCTCGTGGAAATTTTATATCTATATAGTCTGTAAATTTACGATGATATACATGTGATCCGTTATACTTTTCTTGATGATTACTTGAATAGATAATTACAAATTTATTGGAAGACTTAAATAAATCGTTCATATATTTTTCATATATATTATCATCTACTAAATGATATATTACATCAAGTGATAATGATAAATCAAATTTAGATGACATTTTATAATATTCATCATAAGTAACAAATTTTTTATTTTCTAAATGACTATATTTTTGTTTACATATATTTATTACATTTCACTTATATCAACACCTGTATATTGTTGAACATTAAAACAAGACATTTGATTTCCATCACCTGAACCAAATTCTATAACATTTTTACAATTATTATCAATTATAAATTTATTTATAAATTTTGCTTTATACTCACATAAAACACCATAGGAGCCTGCTCCTGAATTCCCATTCGCTTTATATCTATTTTCCCAAATAGTTTGCGTTTTACTCATTATAATAAATTACAATATTAATTTATTAATAATTATACTATATCTTACAACTTGGTAATTATCTTTTCACAAACATCGTTTCCATAAGGATTCTCTACTACATCAATAAACTCTTCATCAAAAAAACAAATATTTTCTGTAATTTGTGTATCAATTAATTTACCTAAACCACAATTAATTGTTTCTGGACGTTCAGTCGTGTCTCTACAAACTAAAACGCGTTTGTTTGCACATACCGCTTCTTCTTGTAGTCCGCCACTATCTGTTATAATTCCTTTACTATTAGAAATCAAATGAACCATGCTTTCATAATCTTGAGGATCTAATAGGATAATATTACTATTATTCAATATTTTTTTACTATCTGGTAATGATGGGTGAGTAATATAGATAAATTTATATTTATTAGACAATATGTTTAATTGCTTCCACATAGAATGTATTTTGTCTCCTCTGTTTTCACGACGATGTAAGGTTACTACAATATATTCTTTATTATTATCAATAATATTCCGTATGTTATTGGATGGGAGTGTATTTTCAAATATATATTTATAAATATCAACAACTGTATTTCCAACTAAATGAACACCATTTGTTATTTCTTCTTTTTGAAGGTTTTCCAGAGATAATGTGGTTGGACATAAATGAATACTAGCTATTTGCGATATTAACCGTCTATTTATTTCTTCAGGAAATGGACTATATTTGTCATTTGTTCGCAATCCTGCCTCTAAATGTATTACTGGTATTTGAAAATGAAACGCACTTAATGCTAGTGAATAAGCTGTAGTCGTATCTCCTTGAACTATCACATTTGAAAAAGTATTTTCTAGGAATAATTTATTTGATTGTAGTAAAATTTTACTAGATAACTGATTTAGTGTTTGTCCATGTTCCATTATATTAGTAAAAGTAAAATCTGGTTCATCTATGTATTTATAGAAATCTTTTATTAAGTTTTCATGTTGACCAGAGAATAAGGTTTTAAACTGTATATTATTTTCTTTAAATTTACGTATCAGTGGAATACATTTGATTAATTCAGGACGTGTCCCAAAACAAATTAAAAACATAATTATTAATTTATATATTTAAATAATTATGTTTTTATACTAATTTTTTGTGATTAATTGTAAATTATATTTTTCTATAAAATATTTTTCAACATTAGATCTTAACTCAGGATTAGTTGTTTTATATGATGAAAAACAATCACCTGCCAACCTGTTATTAGTAATATCACATGTATCGTCTTGATTAGATTGTTTTGCAATATAGGAATTAATATTCCCTAGTACTTTTGAACTAAAGCATAAATGCATATCTTCACCTGTATCATATGTAAATGGTTTTATTGAAAACATATAATGTAACCATTCTTTTTTGAAGCACCATAGATGACCTACAAAATCAACCAAAGAATGACTATTTTTTATACAAACATCTAATGGTTTATTTAATTTATTTTTGTTTGGATTATTCATTCCAATCCGACCATTACCCCCAATTATAGCATTTAAATCTATACATTGATCCATATAATTTTTTAAACAATTTGGTCCAGGTATTATATCATCATCTAACACCATACAAATATCTACTGGAAATGTAAAACATGCGGCAAATCTACCAAAATATTTTGTATTATAATCACTTTTAATATGAATAAAATTATATTTTTCTTTTAAACCACTAATATCTACATGATTTTCATTTTGAAATACTACCAAATAATCTGGTTTAATTGTTTGTTTATCCATTTGAATTAATTGTTTTTCCAAATGATTTCTCTTATATTGTGTTAAAACAACCAATAGTTTCATTATAATATATAATTTAACTTTATCTTTAAATCACAATAAAAATAGAAAAATAATATATAATTTAAAAAAACAATTCTTTTATTCGGTTACATATATGGTTCGAAATTATAATTTCTCCTTGTGGAAAAAAGTGAATATCTTTTGGACGTTGAACCAAATGTTGTATAGGTTTCATTTTCTCATATATATCTAATAATTCTACTTTCATTGTTGCCATTTCTTCCGCTATAGATACATTGCGGTTGATAACTGATATATTCGTGAGCAGTTGTTGTTTTGAGTTTGGACCCTTTACACTATTTGTTTGTCCTTGTGGCATATCTTCTGGAATGGGCGTACAATTACACCATAATATTTTTGATGTGTTTTTTCTAAGTCTATTTACCAAAACAGGTGTAAATTCTTTATGTTCTATTTCGGTTACACGATGAGGAAAACCATGCATTCCATCAAACCAAAATATACAATGATAATGCGTCCATTCATCTATTTTCCATTCTTCTAACCAACTATTTATATTTTTACAGTGATGCGGCTGTTGTAAAAAATTTACATTTGCAATACTACGAAACCGTTCCCTTATATTTGAAACACATATATCACCTATAATTGAATCACCCACAACTAATATTACTGGTAAATTACTTGGTAATTTATCGGATGGTGTAAGTATTCTACTATCATATCCCATAAATCTACCTGCAAATCCATTATTTTTATTTTCTAAATCACCCGGACTTTGACCATTAAATTGTCGTGTCCATACAACTCGTTGTAAATTCATTGAATTAATATATACATTATTGATTAGTCTTTAAAATATTTTTTACACAAATCATCTAAATCTATTATTATTTATTTATATAGTATATTTTCTATCATGTTTTTCCAACAATTTTTACTATCAACGTTTCGCTGATACCATTCATAGCAACATTTTGACATATTGACCCATTGGTCTTGTGTGATTATTGTTGATACCTTTTCTTTTAATTCTGTTGGTGTTGTTACCTTAATATAATGCGTATTTTCAATCAATGGTTCCATATAAGATGTTACGGATACTTCTGGTGTCACAATAGGAATTGTGCCAAATGCCATTAATTCAACTTCACGATGGCATTTTGACCCATATCCTCGCAGGCAAAGACCATATTTGGCTCCACGTAATTTCATCAAATATTCTTCATGTGTAAATTTATGTTGTTTGCCTTTTGTACAATGATATTCACTTAATACATCCTCCCATTTTTGGTTTGTATTACGAAATTTCTCTTGCACATTATTTTCAAAGTTGCCTATAAAAATACTTTCTATTTTTCGTTCATCATATGATAATATACCTTTATTGTTTAATACTTTTTCCATAAGCATCGGTTTTCGCGGCCAAAAAATCCATGATTTTATATTTAAATTTGGAATTTTATTTTGTAATTGTTTTCCTTCTACATTTACATCGCCATTTCCCAATAACATTAAAGAACTATTCATTATTTCTTGATTACACCATTCCAATGTCGGGCGATCATATGTTAATATATTAGGTTCTAACCAACAATGTATTGTTTTATCGTCATATTTTACTTCTACGTCATTATTTTTTAATTTCATCAATAAAGGTAATTCTCTATAACTATCGTTATTATGATGACCCATTCCTTGTAGTGGCTGTTTTGGTATTTTCAAAACCCATTTATTATTGATAACACGGTAAATAATTGCTAGCACCTTATACATTTTTGCGTTGGATAAGTGTTGAATTATTAATTGATTAAATTGTTGAAATCGTTGGTCTAAAAAATGCGTATGTACAAATTTCAATGGTTTCTTTTTATAGTATAATTTATCATTTGGTATAGAAGTAATGTGATTTGCGATTTGTTGTGGTGTTTCACGTGATAACATTAATCGCCAACATTGTAAATTATAATTTTCGCCAAATTCAAAATATGTATATTTTTTCAACTCAATCATATTTATTTGTTCAGGACAATGATGTGAATTATTTATATAAGTTTCCCATGTATCACATACATCTATCGTATTACACCACAATAATCCTGCATTATAAAAACCTGTTTTATCAACATGTTCTTGTTTAATAAACTGTGGAGATAATCCAACGTCTTTTGCGTGATCTACATTATTTATAGTGTCAGTTATAATAATATCTGTATCTAATAACATTGTATCATTTGATTGATTTAATGCATACTTCATAATTTTCATCTTATTTTTTAAAAACTTACCAAATATTTTATTTTGTTCCATTATTTGTCTATTCATTCCATCATATTCATCTAATTCAATAAACCATTTTATGTTTAATCTAGGCGTCGGTGTTATATTATCTATTATTTTTTTAGTTTTGGTATCACTCATTATATAAATTGTTTCATCAGTATGATATACTGACAGTGATAATAATAATCCTGTTAATTCAAACGCACAATTTGAGGTGCATATAGTTGAAAACGATGATGGTTTTGGCATGTAATGTATTTAAATTAAATCTAATATATTTAAGTTATAATTTTTGTTTTCTTTATTGATTAATATATTTTTATTTTATTACTTTATAATACTTATTTTATATAAATATTTAAATATATAATTGTATTTTATTTCATAGTATATGGATTTTAAAGATTTATCAATACCTTTTACTGACCAACAAAAGTTGAATTCTTTTTTGTATTTACAGAATTTTTTATTAGAAAAAACTCAAAAAAATGAACCTTTTTTTATTGGTCGACTTTCAGGAAATGAACCTAATATATGCGGTTCTATATTATCAAAACAACCTATTCCATCAAGATTAAAATTTGAAATGTTAACCACTGCTGGAATTCAATTTTTAAGTAAAGATGATATTAAACTATATGTTGAAAAATATACTAATGCATGTAAAAATAGTAATATTTTGGCTATATGGTCCGGTTCAATGTATACACAAGCAACCCCATTTTATCGTTTATTAGATAATATTTGCTCCGATAAACCTCGCATTTGTGCACAAGCATTAGAACCTTTTTATTTTATAAATCATACTGACTATCAATTTCCAAAAATTTTTGAAAACAAAAAGGTCTTAATTATTACATCACATAAAGAAACAACAAAAAAACAATTAAACAAACATACAACTATCTTTAATAAACCGATTTTTCATGAAAGTACAGAGTTTTATATTTATAAACCACCTCAACAAAATGCAGGAAATCACGATTCTAATTCTTGGGTCTATCATTTTAATATTATGAAAAATGATTTAATTGAATTAAAAAAAACATTTGATTTTGATATTGTATTAACTAGTTGTGGTGGATTTGGTATGATTATTTCTGATTTTATTTATTCAGAACTAAAAACAAGTGTTATGTATATCGGTGGTGGGTTACAGATATACTTTGGAATTATGGGTAATCGGTGGAAAACACATCCAATTATTTCAAAATTTGTAAATGAAAATTGGACATCTGTTAATGATGAAGATAAACCTTCTACCTTGACAAATAATCCACAATTATGCGAAAATAGTTGTTATTGGTAATAATCGTTATAAGTTATAATTGTTGTTTTCTTTATAATTTTTGTTGTTCTTGTTCTTGTTTTTCTCTTATACGATTTAAATCTCTCTCAACAATTTTATAAGATTCTCTACGCAAATTATCAATTTCATGTTTTTGTCGTTTAAAATTAGGATCATTGTTTATAACATATCGTTCTGCACCGCCAATATTTCCACAGTAATGTTTTTGTAACGGAAAAAAAGCATTTATTCTTTTATAAACTTCATTTATCCAATCATCACAACACCAATTGATTATTTCTTCCGGGAAAAAATAACCAAATAATTGATAATGTATTCTTGAAACAAAACTTTGTGTTATTATATTAGGATTATTATTTATAGGTCCAACTAATCCTATATTATTGTTTTTTTTCAATGTAGTTATGCAATCAGTTACCCATCCTTTTGTTTTAAATTCAATATCATCTCCGCATTGATAAAAATAGTCACAACCATCATCTAATGCTTTTTTATAAATACGATTCCACATCACAGTTAAATGTCCTTTTGTGATATTTTCCATATATAAATACTGAAAATCTATATTAGTAAATACTTTTTTAAGATTATTAAATCCATCTTTGGCTTCTTCTGTATCTAGAACTTTGTCATTACGGTCTATTCCAATATAAAAAATATACTTGTATTTTTTTTCATCATCGGTTAATGATAATAAAAACGTTTTTAATGTGAAATTGTGTAAATAAGTTTCTTTATAACTTTTCCAGTTGCGACCATTTGATGTGGATGGTATAAGAAATCCGATTTTCATATTATAGATTTATAATTATATATTTTTAAATTATAAATAAAATTATATAATAAATAAAATTATATAATAAATAATGCTATATAATAAATAATGCTATATTTTTTCACCCCATAACTTTCACCCATTCACTCGGAAACAAGTCATCCATCTTTTTATTGCTATTGTCTTGCGCAGGTCCAAACCATTTGTCGGGATTCGGATATGTCACAATTTTGTTATAATTTGGATTAAAATAGGCGCCCCACCAACTAAAAGTACTGTTTGCAATAATATTGTGCTGACAATGTGACATCAATAGAAGTTGTTCATAATCTGGAATAGTTGTATTAATTGATATAAATATTAAATCAGGCAATTCGCATTTAATATCTCTAATAGTTTGTATCACAATCTCTCTATCTTGCTCTTCATAAAAGTAAATAATAAGCCAATCCTTTTTATTCGTTTTTTCGCAAATATATTTCAAGGCATTAATATAATACACAATTGATACTACTGGGCGACGAGGAGGTAATAATGATGATTCATTCTTATTATTATTATTATAATTATTATTATTATTATAATTATTATTATTCTTATTATTATTATTATTATTTTTACAGCCCCTTATCCGAAAATGGAGAGAGATTGAATTATTAAAAGAAGATATATATTTATGTTTTACCATTTCTCTCTGTTCTTCTAATTTAATTAGTTTAAAAATGTCATATTTTTTGTGGGAAAAATATTTATAGGATTGAAACCCTCCATAAAACCGAAATGTCCGATGAATTTTATCAAACGGCATTAGTTTATTAAAATGGAAATCGGTTTCTTTGTAAAGCGGTAAATTCATTGGCGGGTCTTCTTTTACACCTTTGGAAATTTAAAACGCTGATTATACGTTTAAATATAACATATTATTTATAATTATGTATTATAAATGACTATACCAAAAATTATTCATCAAACATACAAAAATCATAATTTACCAGAAATATATAAAATGTGTCAAACAGAAATTAAAAGATTACATCCTGATTTTGAATATCGTTTTTATACAGATGATGATATGGATAGGTTAATGAAAACAGAATTTCCAGAATATTATGACAAGTTTAATGAATTACCAAGAATGATTATGAAAATAGATATGTTTAGATATTTTTTAATGTATAAATATGGAGGATTATACACAGATATGGATTATTTAATGTTTAACCCATTTGATTTGTTAAATGAAAAAGTTGTTATACCATGTAATAGAGAACACGAAAATGGTAATCCTATTTGTTTAGGAAATTGTATTTTTGCATCTCAACCGAACCATCCATATTGGAAGTTATTAATGGATACATTATTTACAATTGACCGAACAAAATTAGATTATAATACAGACAAAAATATAGATGGTAATGTATTAGGGACAGGACCGATGTTTGTTTTTGCTATGTGGAAAAAATATTCTAAAATAAACGATGATATTTGTGTTAGTAAGAGAAATTTATTTCATCCACCTACAAAAAATAATAATCAATATATAGAAGGGTTAAAAAAAGATGGGTGTTACGGAATGCACATTTGTACAGGATTATGGCGAAATAATAAATTATAAGATATAATACTATATAGCAAATGCCACCACACAAAAGCGAAGACTATAAGATTACAGCAGTTCAGTATTATCTATCTAAAAATAATAATCAAGTGAAAACTTGTAAGATATTTAAGTGCCATCCACGGAGTCTAATGCGTTGGGTAGACAAGTATAACAAAAATAAAAATATAACACGGAAAAACAGAATACCAAAAGCATACAAAGTAAAAAAGAGCAGGTAGATTATATTTTAAAAACATTACGTAATGACAAGACAATTACGATGAATGATATACTTCAAAAGGTTAAAGAAAAGTATTCAGACTTTGATATTACAAGCAGACATATTAGTAATATTGTTAGGGATAATAATATTACATTAAAATTAACGAGATTTAGACATGAACCTACAAAACGATTTGGTAAAGATATTAACATAAATAAAAATATTAAATTATTCTACGAAAAAGTAAAAAAATATAAAATAGATGATATAATTTGTATTGATGAAACAAGCATAAAATCATTACAAAAGCGAAAATTCTGTTATAGTAGAAAGGGTAAGAGATGTGTTGTTAAAACACATTCACAAGAAGTATTTAAGAAATATACTGGGATTTTTGCTATATCTACAAAAGGCGTATTAGGTTGGAAATTATATGATAAAGGAGGAATTAATAGTGAAAGATTATATAATTTTTTACAAGAAAATATAACAAGTAAATACAAAAATAAACTTATTATTATGGATAATGCGAGTAGTCATAGAAATCAAAACATTAAAGATTTGGTAAATAAAAATAATGAAATACTTTATTCCGTTCCTTATCAACATTTTACAAATGCGATAGAAAATTGGTTTAGTGTTCTAAAATCTAAATTACAAAAGAAACAGGGATTAACCTATAATCATTTACAAACCAATATAGCAAATGTTTTGCGTGATATACAATTAACAACATTTAAGAATATATTTAAGGGAGTTTATGAGCGTCCAAAACAATATAAACCAAAAAATAAGACAAGAAAAATAAAGAAAAACTATCTATAAAGTCGGCGTTTTAAATTTCCAAAGGTGTAAAAACGATGTTAAGCTTTGAAATAAAGTATCCCAATAAAACAATTGGTCTTCTCGGTCGGGTTGTCTTTTCTCAAAAAAATAATTCATTTTATTTGTTAATCCATAACTAATTAGATTAAATACTTGAAATAATTGGTTACCAATACCACCCATCATATGAGTCGTGATGGATAGCATTTTTATTGATTGATGTATTGTTTAATATAAATATAGGTAAAAAAATTTACTTATATTTATTTACTTATATTATTATGATGTCTATATCATTTATTTATTAGGTTCGTGTCACATACTTATCCATTATTTGTTTTGGAATTAGTTGATCCCTCATCGTCTCTAGTTTTTTATAACATTTATTAATCGTGACTTCACTAATTTCACTGACACTATTCACATTTTTTTTCGTAATGTTTAAATGACATTGATGCGCAACAAAGAACACAATACCCGCCGCAATGGAATGTGGGGTGTTTTCAGGAATTAGATTTTTTGCTTGAATACGCGTAGCAATAAATTTACATAATTTGGTTAATTCAGCATTGATATTCAACTTACTACAATACCGGTCTATGAACGATAGTGGTGTGGTATTACATAATGATGTTTTTTCATTATTATTCATATCGCTTTCAATCTCATTCAAAATAGTACTAGCGTTCTTACATCCACGTGTTGCACTAGCATTATCTAAATGAAATATTGTCGCTATTTCTTTTGCCGTCCGCGGGCAATTGTTATTTCGGCAAGCAATATAAATTGTCGCCGCAATAATACCATCGCGATTATCTCCACGAAATGTTTTTACTTCCGAAATTTTCGCATGGTACCGCATAGCATCGTCAATAATCAATTTAGCGATGCCTGCTTGATTTGCTAAAACAATAATCCGCTGAAATTCTTCATAACGTGCCTTTTCTTCATAAGGCATTCCCTGCCATTCGGTATAACGACGAATTTTTCGCATTTCCCAGCTGGAATTAGATGGACATATCACTTTACAACCATAGGACGATTCTTTTAATAGAGGGTTAATCGGCATTCCGCATCGCGTGGGATCACTTGATTGGTTATCATCGGCACCATAAAAACGCCATTCAGCGCCTTGATCAATCGCATCCTTATAAATAATTCCACATTTAGAATTGGTACAACATAAAAACCCTTCATCTGCGAAGGCAAGAAGTGATTCGCAACAGTCGCATAATTCACGTTCGCCAGATTTTCTAAATACACACTCAATTTGAGATTTTTTACTTGTTTTGTCTCCATCTTCTTTTTCACTATCAAGTGTTGTTTCATTTTCATCAAAACTATCCCATAATGATTTTTTGTCTACCTTTTCAGTCTTTTTTAATTTTTGGGTTTTGTTTGCTTTACTTGTAGTAGTAGTTAAAGACAATGGTTTAATTATTAATTCAGGAGAATTCATTGACATTAATTGATTTATGTTTAACCTTATACAATACTTTATATTCAATTTTATACGTTATTATATAATTATATATTAACATAGTTATAATGGGAAATACTTCATCTTCTAGTGATGAAAGCAACTCTAAACTTGCCGATAAAATAGACGATATTGCAAGTAAATATATTTTGTCGCAAACATTTGAAGATATGAATAAAATGTCTGAAAAGGATCACTGTGATAAAATGGTAGTTTTAACTTCTAAAATAATAGATAACAATTTAACACCTTTAGAACAAAAGAAAGTAGTTGAACGGATGTACCCAAATAATAATATGGAAATGCCACAAGGCGAAATGCCACAAGGCGAAATGCCACAACAATTAGGAGGTAATAATAAACAAAAAGATTGTATAAAAATTGCAAAATTTTATATAAAAGTTGCTCATCTATTTTCGGCTATTATGAAAACTATAAACCCTGTTATTACGTCAATTAATACAGAAGGAAAAAAACAAAAATATGATTTAATGACTAAACAAAATATGCCAACAGATGAAGAAATACTTACAATAGAACATAATAATTTTTGTACAAAACGTATTAATAGTTTATTGCAAGAAAGTGATTATGATAGATCCGATTTGAATAATATTTCATTAACAATAAAACCTAGATTCTGTAATACAAAAAACGATAAAGAAAATGTTGTTTCTGAAATAGGAGTTCCTGAATTATTAAAACTATATTATGACAAGTATGATGATGAAGAAGGCGATTATATTGGAATGTCAAAAAATATGAAATCTATATATGAAACAGATTTAGATAATTTTCATAAAACATTTACAGGAAAAGTTATTCCTCTTGATGAAGATGGTAATAAAACAATAACGAATTTTGATCAAATACCGTTAAATGATAATTATGAAATATGTAAAGAAAATGATAATTTAACAAAAACGTATGAAGGAACATTAAAGGATAAATTGTTTAGAGAATATGCATTACATATAAAAGAAATGACAAATCAAATGAATAAAAACCAAGATAAATTATTAAATACATTAAATGAATTATTCACATTTAAAAAACACCGAAAAACAAAAAAAGAAAATATGCAAATGCCACAAGAAGACCTAGTTGGAGGTATAAAAGATGTAGATGATGTTACGGTAAAGTTAAACCCCGATTTAGATGACACTTTATTAAAATCATTGATTTATTCAACTCGTAAGCATATTGTGGAAATGTATATTACTTGTGAAAATGATTATTTAAAAGGTATTACTTTATTTGAAGGGATTGTTGCCGCACAATTGGCGAATACAACAACATCTAAAATACGCTTATTAACTGATCTAATTATTGACTATTTACCCAATAATCAAATGATATAAATTAAAAATGTATATATATATATTTATATTTTGTATATATTGTTACTATTTACAAAATAAATATATTATATTATGTTATAAATAATGCCCTTCTCTTACCGCCGAATTGCTAGTAGGACGTTAAATCGGGAATCTAACATAAATACGAATTTGAACAACTTTTTAGCTCCTGTTGAATCTGGAAAGGTTAGTGCCCCATTTAGTGTTAGTTCACCCACAGTTAATGGTGTTGTTCTTTCAAATGGAACCTCGTCTGGTGTTTCTGCAACGCCTAATGTAACATTTGATGGAACTACATTTCTTATTGATGGTAGTTTAAACGTTACTGGAACAATAACAGGAACTGGTTCTAATACTGCTGGTGCGATTAGCGGTGATCTTGATGTTTCGGGAAATACAGTTCTTCATGGTACTTTAGATGTTTCTGGCAATACAACAATTAACGGTAATTTAACAGTTAAAGGAACAACGCATACGGTAGATGCATCTAATTTAAGAATTGAAGATGCGTTAATTGAATTAAATAAGGGTGTCAGTGGGTCCAATGCGAATGATATTGGGTTAATCATGAACCGAGGCACTGATGCATCCAACGTATTTATGGGGTGGACCGAAGGTGATGGTATTTTTAAATTTGGAACTACTACGTCGGACGCAACCAGTGATGGAGCTATTGATGGGTTTGTGCCTGGCGCAATAAAAATAAATACGCTTGAATTAGATGTTTCTGGTTCTTTAGATTTTATAGGTACAACGTTTAACACTGCGTTGGTAGCAACCCAACCTACTGCTGATAGAACGGTTACTTTCGCGGATGCTAGCGGTACTGTTTCTTTAATTACTAATACCGAAACATTGACGAATAAGACGTTGACTCTTCCTAAAATCAGTGATTCAAGTGGCAATGAAACTTACAATATTATTGGAAGTAATTTAGATGCAACTCGGGAAATAACATTACCTGTATTAACTGGTAATGATACGTTTGTTTTTAGAGATCATATTCAAACATTAACCAATAAAGCATTAACGAATCCTGATATTGATGGCGGGACAATAGATTCCACCCAGATCGGCACGACTACACCGGATAGTGGGGCTTTTACGACCTTATCTGCTAGTGGTACGTTAACGGTTACGGGTAATGTAGATTTTGAAGGAAACCTTGATGTAAGTGGTAATATCTTAATGCAAGGTGCATCCACCTTTACGACGGGAACAGGTGCTGTTGCATTGAATGGGGATGTGACTGTCGCAAGTGGAAAGAATATCTTAATGCAAGGTGCGTCCACTTTTACGTCAGGAACCGGTGCTGTTGCATTGAATGGGGATGTGACTGTCGCAAGTGCAAAGAATATCTTAATGCAAGGTGCGT